GTAACCATGCTTCGTCAAGGGCATTCTCAGAGTCAACTAAGACTACAAAGATTCCTTGTTCTTGTGCGTGTCTGACAAGGTTTCCTGAACAGATGAACGATTTTCCTGCGCCTGACTCTCCGGCAAAGACAGTAACTTTACCAAGAGGTACGCCTTTATTAAAGTCGCCGCTAATGAGATAATTGAGAGCATAATTTCCTGTCGAGATCCAATCAGTAGGATCGTTAAATCCTATTGATAGACCTTCAATACTTTTTGTAATGTCCTTACGGAACTTACTAATATCAAAAGGTTTTGCCATTTAGTTATCCATTTCCATTGATAGTGCTTCTTTGATTACTTCAAAGAGTTCTGCTTCATTAGCACACATAACTTTGCAGTTTTTCCAATCATTTTCTTTGTCTCTTCCACCAACTTCAATCATAAAGCCGTTGTCATAACGATTGATAGTAAATGATTCATTTACTTTTGCTAGTTTGTTTAATTTCTTAGCCATGTTATTATTCCTTATTGTTTGTGTATGCCGTTAGTATATACATGTAACGGTTGTTTGTCAAGGTATTCTGGACAATTGTCCGCAATACGTTCAAGTTCGTAATCATTTGGAAAGTGTCGTAATGCGGTCCTTGCTTTGTCTCTAATAAGACTAGGCACTCTTGGTGTCTTGCCCGGATCGCATAACTCTTCCAACAACTTTTTACTTTGCTTTAAAGCACGGTATCGTTCATCTGTTGTGGTCATGGAATATTCCTTAGGAGGGGCCTAAGCCCCATTACCTATTAAGACTTGTTTTGTCTAGCACGAATCATTGCTAGAATGTCTTGTGCTTTGTCACTTGAAGGTTGTGCTGTAGGAATCTTAATAGATTCGGCTGCTGCCATTGCATCCTCTTCCCATGGTGCTGAAGTCTCTGCTACGGGTGCAGTTGCGGGTGCTCTAGTTTCAGTAGTAGCTGTTGTTTGTGCCGCGGTCGCTCCTGCAGGTGCTTCTAATCCATATGGACGATAGTAACTACCCCAACGCTCATTATCAAACGGTTGACCATCAACTGATGCCTCAAACATTTCTTTAATGATACGTAACTCTGCTTCATTGGGCTTCTTAGGTAAGAAGTCTGTTAAGTTAAACAAACCATGCGCTTCAATAGCGGCTTGTTCTGCTTCTGTCAATGGTGATTCTTTACGTGCCCAGTTACTTGTAGAATAATCTGCGTAACCACCTTTACTTGTTTTCTTAACGTTAAAGTCAAGACCACGCATAAGGTCTGTTGGCAATTCTTCCATTTCAGGATCCATCAAACTAGATTTGATGATTGTGAAAATCTGTGGACTAATAACAAATCTGCGAATTGGATTTGCAGGAACTTTGTCATCACCCATTGGGTTTTGACGAACAAAACCTTGGAATAGATAACTGCGTTTCTTCCAATACTTGTTTGCCATTTCTTTCAATGTTTCGTCTTTATACCAAGGACGAACTTCGGCCAGTACTGGACAAGCATCGCCATACATTTCCATACACGGGACTTGTACAACTGTTTGCTTAATGTTAGAATCACCCTTTACTCCATTGAATGGAAGTTTGATAATCTGACGTTCAACCCAAAAGAATGTGTTAGAATTATTCGCATCTGGCAAGAAACGAATTGTAGCTGTTGTGCCTTCGTCCATATTCCAATGCGGATAAATTGAGTTGTCAGATTGCGTTCCTGAACCCTTGTTGTTTGATTTGTTGTCTTGTGCCGCGATACGAGCACGAATGTCTGCTAATGATGCCATGATAATATTTCCTTATAAAATTGAGATGGTCTCGTTTTTTAATATTCGCCGCTTCCCTATGAAACGACTAACATTAGAGATAGTATAGCAGTACTATCTCTCAATGTCAATAGTATTTATCCCGTTTGTGGGTAAACACATTTTTTTCTATAGTTTTTTAACCCTTTTGATGGATGAAAGGTTTATGATTCTGTTTAACATATGAGAATATGATTCGGATAAATTTTTATCTCTTAAAACATCATATTGAACTATTTCTTTTTCTAAATTAGGTATAACCGCTTTGTCCATCCAGTCACCAACTTCTTCAGGTGTTAGTGGAGTAATATCATCACCCACATTAAATAACTTGGGTAACTGTAGTATTAACATATCCTGAATTTGTTTGTCCGAGTATCCAGATGCCTTAATGAACGGTTGATATTTTAGCTTAAATAATCTATATAATCCAGGTATATGGTCGTTCTTCCAATCAATATACTTTTTAGTTTTTACGAGTTTCATAACACCTTGGTCATTACTTACTACGCCTTGCACCGGTATTTCTTCCGCTAATTTTAATGATTGTTGCTGTTGCCCTTGATTAGCCGCATCACCCTTAGGTAACCAATCAATATTTGCTTTTTGTTTAGTACTTGCTATCAAACTATTTATATCAAGTACTTCTTGTTGAACCTGTTGTCGCATAGCTGTAATGGCATTTTTTTCTGCTTCTATTTCTTTTTTTGCCGTTAGCATGTCATTATCAAAGTTATCAATTTTTTCCTTATATCCGTCTACAATGTCAGCATACTTTCTGAACTCGCTGGCATTTTTTTCAAACTTCTCAGAATTTTTATTGATGCTTTTTTGAAATCTTTGTTCTTTAGAATCTAATTCTTGTTGTGTAGCTTGAAGTTGTTTATAAACAGCATCATAGTTGACTGTTGCTTTACTATCAATATTGTTTACCAAACTTCGTAGTTTTCTAACATCACTATTTTCTGCTGAAGGATTAGAAGCCAAAGCCATAATTTGTGCTTCCATTTCTTTATACTGCTTAGGATCCAAATTTGGTTTATTCTTTAATTCTTCTAACTGCTTTTGTAGTTTCTCTAATTCGTCACCACTTACTTTTGCTTTTTGTCTAGTATCAGCACTGCCGGCAGTTACTTTAGCAGTTAATTGTTTTATTCTTTCAACTTCATCTTCATTGGCATCTAATTCTCCCTGAAGAGTTTGGATAGCATTTCGTTGTGTATTGATTAAATTATTTTGAGAGGCATCAATTTTTTGTTGCTGATTTAACTTATCAGCCATATACAATGATAGTGCCTGTTGGCTATCATAACCAGGAAACTTCAACATGGCTCTCTGCATTAAATCCTGATCTAAGGATAATGCAGGAGTACTAGGTGCTTCTCTTAACAATGCCGATATCTTCATATTATTTTTTTAATAAACGTCTAATAGTATCTAGGTCTTCTTGACCTTCTGCTATAGGTTTTTCTTTATCACTAAACTCAGCACGGATGTTCTGCATTGTTTTTTCACTGGCATGTTTTTGACCAGCGGCACGCAGTTTATCCATACCTTTTTTACCATACTTCTTAAGACCAAAAGATGCTTGTAGTGCGCTTTCTTCCATATCACCTTCAATGATATCTGTATCATCATTTGGTTTAGCCATGCTAGGTTTACCGTGTTGTGATCCTGCTGGTGCACCTACGTCTTTTTGTAGTTTCTTCAATAGTTCTTCATCACTACCATGACCCAATTTGTCTAATACTTTGGAACCGGCTGATTTAACAGCACCGCCAACCTTCTTAGCCATGTCACCAAAACTACCTTCTTCAACTTCATTACCGGCCATTTTCTTAACAGGTTCTTTTGTTAATGATGGCATAACTCTGGTTGCTACCTTAACCTTAGGATTACCAGGACCATGACGGTTAGGTTCATGTGCTTGTCTTGGATCTTTAATTAAATCATGTAAATTAGTAACTACCATGTCTCTTTTTGCAGTAGAGTTACTATTGTCAGGGAATCTTTGCTCATCTAATTCTTCTTCATACATACCCTCATCCATACTACCCAATGAACGTGCTACTTGCTTGACCCAACCGCTTACATCGCTTGATCCAATTTCTTCAACATCACCTACAAAATCTGCAACGTCGGCAATAGCAGCCAATACTTTATCAGGACCGTGCTTTAATAATTCAGGGTGTTGACGTATGATTCGGCGAGTTATTGCACTTACGACTGGATCATCAATATCATCTTCCGATTCTTCTAAATCAAGTGCTCTTAAATTCTTATCATCTGTTTTTACATTGTGTGCTAATGTCTCAGCACCAGGTGCTTCGGTTAAACTATCAGCCCACTCACTTAACTCATTGACTTCTTTCATCTCTGCTACTTTTCGTTGTAGCTTATTCAATATTGGCATTACAGATTCAATACGTGGGTCTAATGTCTCCTGTACAAACAACTCATTTAAGTTTGTTTCTTCAGTCTCATCTTCCATCAATGATGGTGTCCAACTTTCAAAGTAACTATTGTAACCACGATGACCAGTCATTCTGCTTAATGTTTCACGTAATGATTGATAGTGATTGACACCTTCGTTAACTAATCGTTGTGCTGATTCATTGAATTGTCCATTACGTGTAGCACGAACAAATGCACCCATCTTTTGATATTCTTCTACTAAACTTGTAACGTGATTCCAACGTTCACCGTGTGGCTTATCACCTTCAGCAATTAGTCGGCCGTATACTCTAGCAACACCTGGCTTAATAGTTGGGGCTAAGAATCTTTCACCTTCGCTATTCTCTAAGAAGATTTTAGCAATATTACGATAGCGTTGCTCACCTTCTTCAATCTGGCGAGTGTGTTGTAATACAATCTTTACATTTGGCACAGCATCATTATAGCTTGCTTTTTTACCCATTGGGTAGTAACCTTCAGATATTCTTTCTTGCTTTTTCATATATTCCCTTTTTGCCATATCGTGTTTCAAATGGTCAACATTACGTAACTCAAAACTCAATTGATATTTCTGTGAGAAACGCTTCAATTGGTTTAAAACTTTATACCAAGATTCATCTTCCCCATGACTTTCTTCCTTTTCACTGTTAGCTATGTCATCACTAAAGTATATAACAAGCTTATGTAATCCGTCAATAGAAATAGTTACTTTACCGTAATCTTCCCCGTCTTTAACGAAATTGAATTGGAATACTTCTGCTTCTTCTGGTGTAGGAATTTCTTTACCAGAAGTATCTAGCATAGTAGGATCAAACCCTTTACTGTGTAAAAGGTCAAATAGTGAACGATTTAAGGATTCTGAATTTTTGGGCATAATGTATTTATCTAATTTCTTTTAACCCAGCACCGCATAAAACGGTAATGGCATGATGACTTCATCATGGTCTCTAATTTGTGTCTCTAAATCAAAGTGGAAATCACTTAATTGCTGTAACATTCTAGTAACTAGTAAACTAGCCATAATCAAATCATCTGTATCACCAATTTTAGCGGCATAACTACCACCGTGTGCTACAAATGCTTTTAATTCACTGATAAGACTACGACTATTTACGGTCATTTTCTTGCTTTCAACTAATGTTTTAAACTTAGCACAGCTTGCTAATTTACTCTTATTAGTAGTATTAAATCCTCTACGTCCTTTACCTGCTTCACTAATAAAAGTACCCGGGATATTGACTTCCCCATATTCGTTTAGTGATATAATAGCGGCTTCACCGATTCCATTGCATTCAATACTGTAATAGATATTGTTGGGTTCATTTGTACATTCTACTATATGTTTGCTTATTTGTGCTAATAGTTTAATCTGACTAGGAATATCTGTTTTATTGTGTTTCCACTCACCTACTTGAGTAGTAGTGTTTGCTTCAAAGATTTGAATGGCAGATGGGTCGCCACCTGTACCAAGACTTGGATCTAACCCTATACAATAGATATTACCTTTTGTGGGTTTTTGATACCAACGAACTTGTCCTATGCGACTTACAGGTTCTATGCCTTCCATAGCAATTAACGTGTTTGGATTAATCAATGTCTCATCAGCAATAATAAACTCGCAACCAATCTCTCGGTTGAAACGATCCTCACCAAGCTGTGCTTTTATTTCATCAGCCCATTGCTGGTCTCTACCGGGTTGTTCACTCCAATGTGCTCTATATGCTCTGAACCCGTTAACTCCTACTTCAGTTGTGTTACCAAAATCATCTTCTGTCTTGTTAGCACCCTTCCAGATAAACGCAAATTGATCCTCATCGCTGTTTGGTGTGCTTGTGATAATAGCTTTACCACCAGTACTTAGTGTTGGAGTAATAGCTGTCCAAAATTCTTTAGCGATACTAGGTCTAACGAACGCAAACTCGTCCAAATATAATAGTGTAATAGACATACCACGACCTGTATTTTCAGTAGTTGTTGCACTTACAATACGACTACCATTCTCAAAGTCTAATGAGCCTTTATTGTATGTAGTAACACCTGCTTTAATATGATCGGGGCAGTTTTCATATGCATAACGTATACGTTGCATAATCTCCTGAGCACCTGTATATTTGTGTGCCGCAACTAAGATAGTACTGTCTGGAACAAACATTGCATACCAAAGTAAATATCCGGCGGCTGAAGTTGATTTACCTGATTGCCGAGGCATCAGACTGATACTATAACGATAGTTGTGATATGTTTCAATCAATCGTTTTTGATAAGCCCACGGATGATAAACCATACTACCCTTTGTAGGGTGCTGTATCATAAAGAAGTTATCCATAAAATATAGATAACCTGTATCTGGGTCACAGCATTTAATAAAATCCTGTAGTTCTTTATCAGTTTTAAAAACTGTTTTAGTATAAGGGTTCTTTACTAATGAAGGTGTATTACTCATAGTGAGTATTTATATCCATAAAAAAACGGCAGAGCCGTTTTTTACTTGATATCTAACGGTCTTTGTTTAGTAGCTACAATGCAGTAAAATACTTCTTTTGCATTATAATCTTCACCATTCTCGTTTTTACCTTGTAGAGTAAATTCTAAATTGTTGAAAATATCAGCATCAAACCCACATCGTGATAGTAGTGCCGCTAATTGATTTTGACCTAAAATACTATAATGATTTAAATTCCATTCATGTTTGCGGTCACATTCTGGAGCGGGAACTTCAATGTAAATCTTTGCACCTTGTTTTAATATACGATTGTATTCCATTAAACTAAAGATAGGATATGGGCTATGTTCTAGTGCATGACGTAAAAAGATAAAGTCTACACTTTCATCATAATATCCATCTTTCTGTGGTAAGAAACTCAAATCATACTTTTTAATAATATGACCTTTATCTTCACAGATTTTAATATCACCGGGACTTAATGTTACTCCAGTAACATCAGTGTATCCCCGTTCTTTCATACCATCTAGGAAATAACCAGGACCACAACCCAAGTCTAAAATTTTAGCGTTTTTTGGTAAATTTAATGGATCTATGTATTTTGTAATAACTTGTGCAGTCAGACTTTCATGCATCTGACTATCACCTTCATCATATATATGTGCTTGGTACAGGTATTCATTGTAGAATTTAAGTTTTATGAGGTCTAGGGTGTTATTAATATCAATCATACTACTATTTAGACACAGTTACTGATGTTGAATTTTTTTATTTTAGATAAATAAAAGTGTAGTTCGCGGAATTGGAGTTCCCAACTACTCTAATGCTTACAAGGAGCAATCAGCATGACTATTTATCGTAAAATATACGAGCAAAAATTTGGACCTATTCCTAGAGAATTAAATGGCAGAACTTATGAAATCCATCATCTAGACGGAAATCATAATAATAACGACCCAACTAATCTCAAAGCAGTGACTATACAAGAGCATTATAACATTCATTATTCACAGGGTGATTGGCCCGCGTGTTTATTAATCGGTAAAAGACTTAACATGTCCCCTAATGAAATTTCTAAAATTTCAAGACAGAATGCCATGAAACAATTTGAAGACGGTACCCACCCATTTCTTATTCCCGGGGTAGGTACCAGAAGCGTTGCAAACGGTACTCACAACTTTCTAGGCGGGGCCATACAGCGAAAAAGTAATAAACGCAGGCTACAGGACGGAACGCATCATTTATTGAGAGAAAATAGTCCTCAAATAAAAAACAAAACTCATCACTTCTTTGGAGGAGATGTTCAACGAAATAACAATTTGACGAGATTGGCTAAAGGAACCCACCCGTCACAAGTTATTTGGACATGTGAACACTGCGGTAAGATCGGGAGAGGTAAAGCCAACTATACTAGATATCACGGTAATGCTTGTAAAAATAAATAAATTATTTTCTTTTGTAACCTTTAAAGGGTTTAACTGTACTTTGGGTGTTAGTACCATCTAACTCTTTACTTTTTAAATCACCCTTATTTAAATCGTGATAATCTGATCCGGCGGCTTTATAAGCCATCATTAACATATTTTGTTCTTCCTGAGTATAAGGTACTGAAATATTATATCTTCCGGCCCAGCTCTCACCGTCAATGTCCGGTACAAAAGTACCATCTGTAGAGGCTGCAGCCATCATTATTCTATTCAACTCATACACACGATCAGCACAGTTTCCATCACGGAACTTGTGCAACCCGATAGTTGATATTTGTTTTCTATTTCCTATTTTGCCGATTTTAGATTCGGATACAAATTCATTTGCTCTCATTTTCTTTTATATCCTTTGAAAGCTTTAAGTGGGCTAACTATACCAGTGTCAGATGTTTCTTCACTTTCTCTACTAGTAACTAGTTGTTTACCTTTAAGTCCCATTTCACCTAAAGCAAAATCAATATCGGCTTCTATATCCGGATTCATGTATCCGGAAACCAGTTGATTTTCTCCCCAAACAGAATCTTTATCCATTCTAGGTATATCACCATTACGTACCGCCCTTGCACCAGCTAATGCTACAGCAAATCTATATTGTAAATATGCATTTTGATTCTGCAATTCTGGTATTACCCATGTAGAGGGTAATGGTTTAGTAATCCTGTCAGGTAAGTTACTTTGTTCAGTGATAAATTCTTTTGCTCTCATATTAAACAACACCGTTATAAGTCACCTGAGATGCAACAAAATGTGTTATATTGGCATTGGCAATTGGACTGACTAATATTCTAACATTTCCACTATCTATATCCATGTTGTAATTAGTAACTGCATTGCCTGAAAAAGTTAATCCATATCCTGTAAATTTGACTGATGTATTACTATTTCCAATCTGTGCTGATATTGTAATAGATTGGTTATTACTAGCGGTATTTGAACGAATCTGAAATACACCTTGTGTAAAGGCATTAGCTGGATATTCATATATAACTTGATTAGCTGTTAATCCAGTGGTGTTAACTGATGTTGTATTAACTGTTGTTAGGAATAAATTGCTAAAGTTATTATTGATCTTACCAAACGCTGTACGTAATGGATCACCTAATCCGTCGTTAGGAGTTACACCTACATTAATGTATTCTTGTGAACCGTAAGGACCTTCACTACTAACAAATGATAAGGCAGCAACTACCGGGATAGCTTCAACAACAGGTGCGGGATCTGAGGGCACAGTTGGTATAGTTGGTACATTGCTTGCTTTGATAACTTTTTGTGTCATTATAATTCCTAGACTATAATGTATTTATCAGAAGCCGAACCAATTCTTCTTTGGGGCTTCTATAATTATAGGGGTCTTACTACGCTGAATCTCTTGTAAAGCACGTATTGCTTCCATTTTCACTTGATTGTCTGAACTCTTGGTCAAGTCAATCAATACACTAATACGTGCCGCTTCACTCATTGTAGCATCTCTGCTTATGGATTTCTGTGCTTCTAGGTATAACTCAAAATCATTGTTGGTTGCACATCCAACTAACAACATAGTCAATAATATCAAATACTTCATAATATGCTATTATTTTACGTTATCAAATATCTTTTTCTGTTCGTTATACCA